ATGGGCGACTCCCTCCGAAAAGCCGTTATCCGTCTGGCTCACGCCAGACCTGAGCTGAGAGGGGAACTCCTGCCCCTGCTGAAGGAAGCGGCTAAGACCGAGGCCGAGCTAAAGAAGGATCATTACAAGTATTCCGTGATGCACGCCAAAGCCCTGAAGATTCAAAAGGAGGAGGCGAAAAGGGGATACGACGGGCCGTGGGGAAAAGGCTATCATATTGGGGTTGAACTCCAAGATATCATGCAAAACATCTACATGATTGAGGCCCAGCTTAGGAAAATGGGTGTCTCATTCACTCCGTATATGTCGGGGGCCACACCTAGGCGGCTGCACGCGAGTAAACGTAGGGCCTCCCGTTAACACGGGAAAAGACTAACCCCCATCTCCGCCAGACGGCCCCTCAGATACGATGGGTCCGTGTAGGGCTCGTCATACCGCACCGTCAACAGACGGAACCCCAAAGCTAGAGCCTGCTTTTGCTTCTCGGCGTCCCGGGCCTGCATCGCCTCGAAGACGTACTGAGCCTTGTGCCAGTAGGGGATGAACTTGAAATGCTGTTTCCCTTGGACCTCGACCAGTAGGTTGTGCTTCGGGAAATACCCGTCAAAGAAAAACCGATAGCCCGTCACCGGGTTGGTGATCCGGGTGTCCGACCACTCCCACTCGTAGGGCTCGCCCACCAGACCGGCCACGGTGTCGAGAACCCGCTTCTGGAAAGCCAGTCGGTTCCGGGTCGGGAGCTTGTGCTCCTTGCAGTAGTGGAGGACCGTCCAGAAAACGCACCCGAAGGCATCCGCCGCCAGAGCGACCTGGACCCGGCCCTTGCTGTCCTTGAAAGGCTCAAGGTCTTGGGGGGTGAGGTTGAGCTTGTGGGTGGGGAAACACATCACCCCGTCCGCGAAAAGAGGGGCGTCAGGGTAGTCCCGGCGGTACTTGTCGATGTCGTGGGACGCCATCAGGTGCCCCGTCATGTTGAGGCCCCGCCAACCACACTCCCGACACTCCACGAAGTCATCAGGCTCGGACTTACCTGCCCACCGGGCCCTCTCTGCGGCTTTCAGACAATCCCCACACCGGAGGTCGTGGGCATCGGGAGAAACGAACTTGCTGGCGATGTGTGGGGCACCACAACCAGGGCAGGAGACCATCTTCCTCTCCCCCTTACCGAACCCCCCGTCCCGGTTCCGACTCGCCTCTGAACGCTTCTCCGTGAGCTTCGAGGAACGGATGGGGGCGTCTGGGTACGTCGCCCGGTAGCTCTCGGCCGTGACCCCGTGCTCCGCCGTCAGGTGCCGGGCAAGCGTCTCCGCTCGATGACCGCAGATCCGGCAAACCACGTAGTCCTCCCCTTCCACCTTGCCGTTCCACCGGGCCTCTTCCTTCATCTGGTGAAAAACGATGTGGGCCTTGTCCCCCGCCTCGCGGCGATGACGGAAGTGGGTCGAAAGTCCCCGCTCCCCGTCTACCTTGAGCCCACAGACCGGACATTCTCGGTCGTACTGGAGGGCCTTGCAGGCATCACAGAGGAACGAGGGGACATCAATGCGGCGGATCTGGACGAGCTTTAGTCGAACCGGTTGGCCGCACCCAGAACAAGAGATGTCCCTCTCCCGGTACACGGGGTCCTTTCGAGGGTCATCTTTGTGCTCTCGGATCCCGGCAACACGGCAACGCTGCCCCCGTTTCTTGACGGCTTCGGTCCCGAACTCGGTTTTCCACCGGGCCCGGAGCGTGTTGGGACTCATCCCCAGCCTGGCGGCTAGGTCGTTGATGGGCTCGTCGGTGTGGAAGGCGGAGGTGAGTACGGTTGGCTCGACTTTAGCGGCTCTTGGCATCTTGACAGAGGATGAACCCTGCCAAGATGCTTGTCAAGACTTTTCGCTGCCACTAGTCGAGACGTACTACTGAGTGGCCGTTTCCTGAATGAAATCAGGTGGTTAGCCTGCTCCGCAAATGGAAGGTTATGATGATATACAAGAGGGGGAAAACCGGCGAGTAGTACGCTTCCACGTTCAGAGTCGTGAAGTCGAAGTCATCTGGGACCGCCTTGATCCCGGTGTACGCCGACACGATCTGCCCTGCAACGAGGGCCTTGAACATATTGGCGAGGCGTCCTTCGACCTGGGAAATCACCCCAGGAAGGTACTTGAGTCCGATGAACCTCTCCAACGTAGCCCGAGCCTGCCGTTGAACCTCGTCCGCGATCAGAACGATCGTGGGGAGCTTCGTGAGCTGGTTGCTCATGTCGGTGGTCAACTCGTGACGCACACGGAGGAGATTCCCACGCTGCTCCAGGATCGTGACCCCGAGCACCGCTGTCTGGTTCATCTCGACCGCGTCCATGATGCGGGCGAGGCTGTTGAAGCCGGTGAGACGCCTGTTGGTCCACGGCGTCGCAACATCGTAGTTCGGGCTCACCACCGACCCGGTGAGGGCCGCCGCCAGATACGTTCCCTCGACCAGGTACTCCTTGGTCTTGCCGAAGGCATCCGTGATGTCCAGAGTCACGATGTCCGGGTAAACGAGCCTCATCCGAGTCTCGTGGAGTTGTTGTGCCCAAACCCCGACGGTATTGGGTGTTATCCCCGCCGCCACACCGAGGATGCTCGTGCGCTCCGACCTGTAGCGGATCGAAGACATGATGCAGTTGGACTTCTTGAGGATCTGGTACAACTCCAGGGAGTCGCCCCGTTGCAGCTCGATCATGTCGGGATTGACCTGACCGGGTTGCACCCCTTCGAGATCCGAGATGGCCTGCTTGTACGAATCCAAGCTGGCTTGCCCCGAACCCTCGGCCCTTTGCACCTGCTTGATCCCCAGAAGGACCGCTCCGTTGATGATCGCGAGGTAGCTCGCCAGCGAGACGGGGTTGTCGGGGGAGATCGCCCCATATGCTGCCTCGATGGCCGACATCTTCGTGAAGAACTGCGTCCCGAAGTCTTGCTTCGTGTAGACATAGCTCACGTAGTAGAGGTCACCGATCGCGGGTTCGTTGCCACCCCGCTCGTAGGTGGAGACGATTGCCGTATCCCCCACCCCGATATTCAGGGTGTTCGCCACCTTCACTTCGAGTCCCGGGAAGGCCGTGACAGGCAGGTTGGCGTCCGTCGTCATCGTCTTCGATACGTCGATTCGGAAGGTCGCAGTTGCCCCTGTCGGGTATGCCGCCCACGGACCGACCGGATTCGTCTGCCAGCCTCTCGGGAGGATGGTGAAGGTCAAGCCCGTCACCTCATCCCGGTAGGTCTGCCCGATGACGCCATCCTGGCCCGTCCCGTTATTCAGGATCGAGTTGTTGGCCGACCCCGATCCATTGTTCGGGTCCGAGGAGATGACGAAGTAGCCGTTCATGGCCGCTTCGCCCATGTCCCCCGCGTTGTTGACCGCGTTGATCCCGGTGCCGGTGAACATCGCGTCATCGACTTGGACTCCGCCTGAGCTGGTGTTCCGGAGCCGGATCTGGGAGGCTGCCCCCGGCAGCCTCGACTGGAGGTAGACGTACTCGGCAAGGGCCGCATCCACCGCCACACCGGCCAGAGCCTCCGCGTAGAAGTAGGAGGCGGTAGCGAGTGCCTCGGTGAATTGCAGGAACGTGGCCGCAGCCGAGGAACTCCGATTGCCCATGAGCATCGAAGCCACTGCCTTGGCAGTCACGAGCCCCCGTTGTGCAACGTCGCCCCCAGTGAACCCGAGGGTGGCGTTGGCACTCCCCTCCCCGATCGAGATCAAGGAGGACTCGTTGAAGAGGGCGCTGGTCAGTCGGATGCCCAAACCTTCCGGACGGAGCAGGGCAGGGAAAATCCCGCCAAACGTCGTTCCGAAGGGGTTCCCAGGGCTGTTCGCCATGGCGTAGGCGATCTGGTCGAAGACAGTGCCCGTTGCGCTCAGGGCCGTACCCGGACCCACCGCCGTCAGGGTGCCTGTGGCTGAGGCATCGAACGTCACGGTCACCGGAACGCCATCCATGGTGAACTGGAAGACGTTGTTGGCCGGGAGAGCCCCGGTGCCGTCGTAGAACGTCACCTGAAGCTCGGTATTCGCGTCGTAGCCGCCGTCCTGAACCGGCTGCCCTGTCAGAGTCGCAGCCCGGACAACCGCCTTGGAGGTCGCCTCACCGTAGTCACCTTGGGTCAAACCGGCCTTGGTCAGACCCGTACCCCCACGAACGACGAGGCCCGTCTGGGCTTCCCCGTTGTCGCCGGTCATCGAGCTGGCCGAGCCCCCGCCCGGGAGAACCCGGTTGCGGAGGATGATCCGGTCGTAAGGCGTGATGCCACCCGTGGTACGGGTGTAGTAGTCTGCAACCGGAGCCTGGATGAGGGTCATCTGGCCGCCGCCGATAGCGGTTGCCGTATCGATGCCTGCCAAGATGGCGAAGTCCAGGACCGTAGTCGCCGCCGTCTCAAACCACAGAGCGCCCGCAGAGGCTATGCCCGGAAGCTGGATGGCGAACTGGAGTCGCCCATCTGCATCTGCCGAGCACTCGATTGCCAGACCTGCGAAAGCGGGGGTGCCGCCAATCAGGGCCGTGACCACGCCGAGAATGTCGGTATTGACCTGAGCGGCGAGGGCCGCTGGAGTCGTATACGTTCCGGGCGTGATCGTGACGGTCTGGACACCGGAGATGCCCGTAACATCGTCTTGGAACTCGAACACGAGGCTGTTGTGCTTGAGCGCCGTGATGGTCACGGGGTCCGTGAACCTCGTGGCACCCTTCAGATAGCTCCGAGCCTCCGGGTTGTAGATGTGGTAGAAGTCTGTGGCTCCGGGGACACCCCCTAGAGTTACATCTACCGTAGCGATACCCGTAGTGCCATTGTAGGCCGTGACGGTGGCCTCGTTTCCGGGAGTCGCTACAGCCGAGCCTGCACCGATGACCACTTTCCAGTTCTTGTAGTAGTCCGCGATGTCGGACCGGATGAGGGCATCCAGCTCGATCTCGGTGACCGCAGCCGCTCCCGCACCGGGCACGCTCGTGTGCCCGCCCGCTGCTTCGTTGATCCGCTGGACGAACTTCGCGGCGGTGGCCGGGGTGGCACTCGCTTCGACCTGGAGGTCAACCCCCACATTGTCGATCAGGAGGCTGATATCCTCGTTCGCTGTGAGGACATAGTTGAGCCCCACGGTGCCTGCCGTACCGCCCGTGTAGTCGATCTCGTCCCCGAGAATGCTGGCGAAAGCCCCTCCGACGACGTTCCCAGTCTGGAAATCGAAGCCCGTGGCCCCGCTCGCCAGATCCGAAGCATCGACCATGACCCGGAGGCGGTCCGACTGGCTCGGAATGAACTGGTAGTCCGCCGAGCCGGGGAACGAATACCTGGCCGGGTTTGCCCACCGGGAGGCAAACTGAACCGTGACGACCTCCTCGACCGGGCCTTGGAAATTCGTCTGGTCGACGATGAGATCCGCACCCTCGTGCCGGAGATCCGGAGTCATCTCAGAGCCGCTAGGGAACTCGATCGTGATGCCGCTCAGGGCGGCACCCTTCGAGCCGAGGGGGAACTTGGCCCCGTAGATATCGTTCAGCCCGTTGTCCTGAGCCGTGTACGAGCCTGTCCCGCTGGCCCCCGCCAGAGTCACGGTCAGGGTGTACTCCTGATCGACGAGCCGGTTGTAGTAGCACGAAGCGTAGACGTTGGCCCCGACTGGGACAGCTTCGGACAGCGTGATGACCAGTCCATTGACCTTCGTCACCGTGATCTGACCACGGGCAAGGGCGTCTTGAACGTCGTAACCCCAGTAGGCTTCGATCACGTCGGGCCGATCCACCGGAAGGTCGATTCGACCATTCGAGATGCTCTGGTAGAGGCTCTGGCCGAGCGACGTGTCACGTCCGTTGCCGAGCGTCGGCTGGACCGGAAGCTGGAAATCCGTGGGCGAAGCCACGCCCGTCGAGGTGTTGATGACCGGGTCGCAGGGGGACATGAACGTCTTGTTGTCCACCAGGGTCATGCTGACCTGGGTGCTGTCGAACAGCTCGGTTCCAGCCGTGTTGGTCCCGGACTCGACCGTCGCTGCCGTACCCCACATCACCTTGTCGTTCTGGAGGATGAAGTCGGCACCCTGGTTGTAGTCCGTGCCACCAGGGGTATAACCGCACCGCTCGATCTCGGTGACGTTGATGTTCGCCAGGTAGTCGAACGTGTCCTGCCAGGTATTCCAGTAGTAGGTGATCGCCACCGTCGCACCGGGAGCCGGGGCGTAGGGGAGCGTCACCGCACGGGTCGTCCCGTTCACGCTGGTCGGGATGATCTGGGTTCCGTTGACCCTGACCGTGACGTGGGCCGGGTCGGTCGTCGTCACACCACCGTTGCTGCCGTCGGTGATCGGGCCGTTGAAGGTGTAGAAGGTCAGGGTACGGTTGCTGGACGCCCCCGCGAGGAGCCCGAGAAGTGCGTTGGCCGAGCCGTCTCCGAGCAAGATGTCGTTGTCCGCGTTGAGAGCGAGAGCCGACTGCCCGTACTGGTTCACGAACGTCGTGCCGACCAGAGAGCCGGTGGCGGTCCCCGTGATCGCGGAGGCGACCTGGGCCATCGTGTAGTTGGTTCGAGGCGGGATGGTCACTGTGGATTCCACGCCATCGACCGTGATCAGGAGGACGTTGTTCGCCGGGACAATGACCTGCCCGTAGACGTTCAGGATATCCCCGTGGAGGTCGAGGACGGCGGTGCCGACGTTCGGGGCATTCACATCGCTGATGCCGCTGATCGCTTGGATCCGGGCCGTATCCGGGGAAACCTGATCGGACACGTTATCGGTCGCGAGAGTGTCGGTCCGGTCGAAGAAGTAGGTGCAGCGGATCTCCTGGCCCACGACTGGAGCCTGGGCAAGCTCGACGATACCCCGGACACCATCGACGGAAAGGACGACGACAGGCTCATTGTCCGTCGTCGTGACCTGAACGTCCGCCCGGCTCGTGGTCGGCGTCCCTGTGCCGTCACCCGTGACGATGGGGAATTGGCGAACTTGGAACTTCGTCAGCACCCCATCCCAAGCCCCGACGGTGACGTTGCCCGTTGCACCGACGGAGACCACTGCTCGACCCGTCTCGTCCTCTTGCGGGACTCGGATGTCCACCGACTTCGAGGAGCCGCGAACGACCTCCAGATCCTTCTGGTAGAGAGACTCGTTGCCCTCACCCACGAAGATCGGAATCTTCAGGGAGGCGAGAGTCGAAGCCAGAGGGTTCTCGAAGAACGTCTGCGTGTAGACGCCAGGAGGAGCGTAGTTTTCGTTAGGGAATGCCATCGTTTAGTCCTCTTCTCGTAGGGCACATTGAGCGCAATTCAAGCCGTACGTCTCTCCAGCCGTCCATCTATCCGCCCATCCGGGGGCGGGACCGGGCTCATCCGGCAGCGCAAGAAGAGCTGTTCGTCGAATTCGTCTGTCCGTCTCACCAACCTGCGGGGTAAGCCCCCGAGGCGGAATGGCCCTACACCTCGGCTCGTGGCCAAAAGCGAGTTCTCTTCTGTGATCGGGAGAGGATAGACGGACTATTGCGCAGGAGAGTCTTTGTCGGCCTTGCGTCGCTCCATCGCCATGTTGTGGATGGTGAGCGCCCGCTTTTGGACGGCTGCCTCTTCAGACTCCATGACCCGGTACGAGCCGTCTGGGTTCCTTGAAAGGGCTTTACCTTCGGCTTCAGGCTGAGCGAGCAGCTTGGTTTTTTCCGCCGCTCGCTTGCCATGTTCTTCCCAGCCCTGCTTGGCGTGTGCCCCGATCACCCGGTCGATATGGGCGTCGAGCCCGGAGATCCCTGTGTTTTGGGGCCCAGGGCCGGTCACTTCCTTGTTGAAGAAACCGTTGACCCCCTCGGGCATGAGGCGCTCTGAGGGGCTCTCGCACTCAGGGCAAGGGTGTTTTTTGTCCCGCTTCGACATGGGGGCGGAGGCTTCGAACTGGAGGCCACACTCGAAGCACTGCCATCGGTAACTAGCCATTTTCTGACTCCAATTTCCTTATGATCCATAGTACCAGATCCGCGTCACAAGGGTTTCTACCGGAGAGCATGTAGGACTTGAACTCGTAGTTCCGCGCAGCGAAATCGAGCAAAACCTGCCTCGTAGCAGCAGCGGTCTGGAGAGCGATGTTCCCGAGAGCTATCTCTTCGAGAGATATGTTTGTGCCCCCGGCCATGTCTATCGGATCAACTCGAAAGTCCCTGTCCGACCATTGAAGAAGGGGTCGGTCAAGGCTTCCAGCCCAAGTCCTTCCAGTATTCGAATGTTCCCGATCTCACCCTCAGACCCCGCCTGGCAGTCGGTGAGGCCATCTTGGATTTTCGCTTGCTCCAAGGTCAAGGGACTCACGGAACGGATCATCAGGTCGAGAGGGACGTGGATTGACCAATCCGTTTGGACGGTCGCCGTGAACGTGGCATTGTAGAAGTAATCGTCCCCGTTCTCGTCGTAAAGCTCTTCGGATTCACCACCCATCGACATCTCAGTGATCTCGATACCCTCTCTTGTGAGGTAACTCCGCAGCACCCCCCAAAGGAACATCACGGACATATCCGTGATCTCTTGTTCGGCAAAAACGTCACGGGCGACGACCTCGAACTCCATGCTCACGTCCCAACGGCCACCGTATTCGAGAGCCGCTGGTTGTCGAATTTCCTGGACCACCACAGCCATCTTGTCGCCCACCTCACCTCGGCGACCGAAAGCCATCACAACCCCGGGAATCGCCTTATTGTCGGCTGAGTTCTCGTAGTAGTGGAAAGGCCCCCGCGAAGCGACTGGGTAGCGATAGTCCGCCACCAAACTCCGGCCGCCGGTCAATGGTTGGGTTAGGGTAATCAGCCCTGTGGATTCGACAGTGTAATTCGTACCCTCGATGAGCAGGTAGCTGGAAGGCATCTCGAAAAGCCGCACGGTCCCATCCAGGGGAGGGTGTTCGAGCTGGGCCGTAGTTTCGTCCACCTGCATGACCTGTTCGTGACCCACATCCAACAGGGGGTCGACGTAGAATGCCATCGTGGGGATGCTGTTCGGACCCGTGGTGCCGTTGACGATCTCGATGTAGTAAACCCCTGGTGACGAGGGGAACCTGCCGCCATTGTTCTGGATGGCGACCGAGTCTTCGCGGATCCATTCGATCGCTAGCCCAGGGGAATCCTTTACCCGGGTCAAGTAGACGTAGCTCTGGACGATGCCAACGTAGTTATCCGGGGACAGATCCACCTTGTTCCCGCCGGATGTCTTGACGATGATCCCGTACTGAGGACGCTCCCGGAACGAATACTTCCCCTGGATGTGGTCCACGATGTCACGGTATTTGGGGTGTAAAGCCCAGAACCGTCTTAACTCATAGCAAAATCTATTTTTCAACGCAGCCGATAACTGGAAATACACCTAGAACCTCCCCTCATACACCCCTAAAGTTGAGTCGCCCTTCAATCGGAATCCCGCACAAGCGGGGCACCCACTCCCAGCAGCCCTACTCGCAATTACCGCATACCAAGAGTGTCCGGCAGGACAACACCACCAAGCCTTGCGATTACTTTTTGGAAGCACATCCTCGGGTCGAACCCCGCCGTTTCGTCCATAATCCCACTGAACCGCCACTTGGGGTGCAGCTACAAGTAGGTTATGCTCAGGGGAGGCTTTTTGGTGTGTGCAATAAGGACACCCTTTAGTGTTAGCTCGGTTATTTATCATTGCCTGCCATTCGTGCCCCCGAGGACATAGCCACCAAACCTTCTCATTACTATAAGGGGTAAACGACTCCGGTTGAGCGTGACCGTTTTTCGTTGGGTGCCATTCCGCAACCAAGTCCGGAAAGACCGTTCGCAAGTTCCTCTCTGGCGTGGCCACACGCCCCAAGCATCGGATACACCCTCCTCCGCCTGTTCGAGATTGCACTGTGGCCCGCCACTCATGCCCAACGGAGCACTTCCACCAAGCCTGCATGGGGGAACGAGCATAAACCCTATCGGGCGTCAGCAAACCATTTTTCTCCGGATGCCAAGTGGCCGCCACATCAGAATAGGAAGCCAAGGAGCGAGCCCAAGGGATAGGCGGCCCCTCTACTATCAGGCGTTGGTACTCCCCCTCCCCCGCGAGGGGTGTCCCGGAGAGGTAGGCCGCCACCTTGGTTTGGTCTTCCTCGGACAATGGGACGACTGCCCGGATCTTCCTGAGCAGCCGATTGAGGATGTCCTTGGGGGGCTCCAGATGCCGATACGGAACGTCGTTCTCGGACAAGAGCTTCAGGCCCCGCTCGCGTAGCCGTACAAGACGGAGACCTCTCTTGGCCAGGGCCAAGCCTTTTCGCTCATCTTTGGCCTCTGTGTCCCGGTGCCAGTATTTGCCATCAATCTCGACAACGAGGCTGTACGAGGACAAATACACGTCACATTCGTACCTACCGATTTTTACGCTGCTCTGGACTGAGCCCCAGATAGCTCGCAGCTCGGTCAAAACCCTGAGTTCTATCTGAGAGGAGTGAGAGTGACACCGGGGGCATCCCGTCCCGTTTCGAGCCCGATCCTTGATAGTGGCTTTCCACTCGTGCCCCCTGCCGCACTTCCACCAAACCTTCTTACCGCTCCCTGGAAGAAACTCAGACAGAATCAAACCTGGGTTCTTTGGGGGATGCCACTCTTGTACGAGATGGGGAAACAGAACAGCGGCGTTATTTTCTGCCGAAGCCTTGTTGTGGTTGCAATAAGGGCATCCAGTGCCCCCCGCAACTCGCCGGTTAGGCGATGTCTGCCACTCGTGGCCCGCAGAGCAACGCCACCAAACCTTTCGAGGGGCGTTGGGGTAAACGTGCTGGGGCTGAAGCTGTCCATTCTTCTCCCGGTTCCATTCCTGGGCCAGGGCAGGATGCAAAACCGCCAGGTTGTAGGCATCGGACAGCTTCTTACGCACGGACATCTCCCAGGGTACTTTATAGGAGAACTAGCGGGTGTTGGGGTTCTTCCTGACGTGGACGACCGGGACGCTGTCATCCCGTTCGGACCCCTCAAACACTTCCGGGTCGATTCGGAGAATAACGCCCTGACGAAAGTTCCTCTCGGGGTCGGCATGGAGAACGGTCAGACGGACATGAACTTCGTGAGTCCCGTCCTCCTGCTCGCCGTGGTACTGAGCCACGCCTTCGGTCATCGTCTCCACGCCAGACACGGGTCATTCCTTGAAAGCCAGCCCGTGCATCACGAATGAGGTATCGTCGTCCTGAAGGATCCGGCCTGTCTGCGGGTCCCGCACCGCTGGACGATACTGACTGAGCATGAAGGTCTCTGGCCGTACCTGCATGACCGTCGTATCGACACGGCCACCTTCGTGCTCCATGACGACCGTCAGGGTTACCTTCTGAGCGTGTTTGGGCTTATAGAGGTCACAATCAGCCATCGTCGTACTCCTGAAGGGCCTGGATCAGCATCCCGTAGGCCACGGCGTTGAGCGGCTCCTTGGCCGTCCGAATCTCCGAGACCTCGATCGGGAACCGCTTGCGCTTCGCCTCGAAAACCTCGGTGAAGAAGTCCAAGAACCCGCCAGCCAGGCTCGTTCCACCAGAGACAACCATGGGGATGGGCCGGGGGAGCGAGAACTGCCCTTGGATGGTCTTGAACCGCAGGGCGATCTGGTCGAGGGCGTACTCGATCAGGTTCTTGTAGTAGAAGACGATCGCCTCCTGCTCCCGCCCCTTGGGCGCATTGAGGTCGATGCCTCCTTCCTTGATGGCGGTGATACGGGCCTTCGTAGACCCCACCGAAGAAGCTGCCCCGCTATCGACCCAGTCGCCGCCCCGGGCAACGCTGAATGACAGACCCTCAATGGTATTCACCGAAAGAGCCACGTTGGTCATCCCGGCCCCAAACGACAGGGAAATGCCCGAAAATGTCTCTGCGGAACATTCAGAGAAGATGATCCCCATCGCCTCATTTGAGGAAATCCCCCTATACCCACACTGGCTCACGAGCTTCTCAAAGACCCCTCGGTGATAGATGATGTCCTTGTCCGGTTGGTCGATGGGTTCAGCCGGAACCGAGAAGTAGCAGACCTCATTTTTCACCCGAGGCTCCCCGAGGACATGCTTTACAAGAAGCAGGAGGACTTCCATGGCCTCTGTCTCACCTGCCGAGATGAGGCCGCCGGAGAGAGGCCGTCGGGGTTCCCGGCCGAAGATGTTGGCCGTTTCCAGAGCCGCGTCTCCGAGGATGAAAATCTCGTCATCCCGCTCGACAAAGCTCGTCTTCGCCAGCCTGAGCATCTTCTTGGCCGTGATGGGAAGGTCGAGGAAAACATCCCGCATTCGGGTGGTCTCGACACCGTTTGGGGTTCTCCTAGCTGAAACAATGTTCATTGTCCCCAGGTCTAACCCTATGCCCGGAGGCCCTGCATTTTCCGGCGTGCTGGAAGTTTCGTCAGCCATGTCGTTTCCCCTTCAAAGCTCTGAGAGCCGCCGAAGCCGCGTCGAGCGAGTCACCGGATTGCTCCTCTGACTCCGAGGCGATCTCCGCCTTGAACCCCGCACCCGCCAAGTCATTCGGGATGAACTTGGGGGTGTCTGATGTCACTGTACCATGCGTAGGGGCCATCGAAGACGTGGCAACGGGTCGCCGTTGCGTTTCCCGGCGCAGGGCAGCTATCTCTTCCACGAGTGGGGCCAGGAGCTTCGCCATAGCGCCCTCCACGTCCGGGAGTGGGGGTGTGGGGGCCGACTCCACGGTGGGCTTCCAAGCCTGCTGTGCGGGCCGTGGGGGCTGACTCCTCGGTACTGATGGCGGAGACCGGCGTTCGCGACACCGCTCGATCATCCGCACGGTGACGCCCGCTCGGATCCGACTCAAATCCTTCGAGCGCCTTGCTTGTTCCTCAGGGATGTAGACCACATCCCCTTTCTTGAGAGTGAGCCCAAGGTCATGGATTATGATGCCGGGGTTGCAGATGCAGGTGATTTCGGCTTCGATCATTTGGTAGGGTCGCCTGCCGTGAGGGTCTTGATGATTTCTTCCTGGATGATTTCCACACTGGCTTTTCTCCCCTTCTTGATGGCCCGCTGAAAGAATGTGAACTTGGCTATACCGGGGTGTACCCAAGCATCAGAAAACTTCAACGGAGCTACTCGGAAAATGACCGTCCCACCAGAACCTCCCAGGGGGACAATTAGCGGAAGCCGGGTACCTTCTCTGGGCCTGCCGTGCTTCTTCATGCCGAGTTCCCGCTCCCTGGGAGTCAGGTGATAATCCCCGGGCTTCTTGTCCTTGGCCTCTTGCGTCAACCATGTCATTTTTCGTGCGGGGATGTCCCCCGAGGCAAGTTCGTGCATCCCGTAGAAGGACGAGTAGAAAAAGACACTTTCCCCTTTCACACTGAAAGAAAAGGACTCCCAGATGGGCGGCCCTCCCATCGGGTCACGGCCGGACCAGCCGCGCTTTGCGAAATCCTTGGCGGACTCCCGCTTGAGTTCCTTCACAATCGCATACCCAAGTCGGCGCAATGTAGAAGGAGTGAGAGGGATGCCATCGGAGGCCATTCGCGACCAAGGCTTACCCCGAACTCCTTTGATTTTGACCTTGGTCGCCATCAGGTGAATCTCTCCACCGAAGGGTGCCATGTCCGATAGCCTTGGGCAGAAGAAGTCCGTAGGCGGTCAAACATTGCCTGGAAGTGGGGGAGGGCCCACCCTGACTGGATTTCGGTCTCCGAGTAACGAACCACGGAGTACCCAGTGGCGAAATAGGCTTCCGCTGTTCTCACATCTTCTGCGATCCGATCTGCGGGCGGTCCGTAGATGAACCCGGGGCCATGGAACGCCTCCCCGTCACACAAGATCACAACCTTGCGGCCGTCCCCCAGAGCGACCTTTATATCAGCTTCTCGGGGGCACCATCGGCCCCCAATCCTCAACGACTGCCAGTCGTTGAGAGTCAGATCCGCGACCCCCGCTTTTCGGAGATCCTCGGCAAACCCGGCCTCTAGGGCAGAGCCCTGCCCGAAGTGCTTTTTGTGCCACGCTGCTCTCTCTTCCGGTGAGAGGGCCGCACGCTTCTCATGGGCCTTCCGGATGTTGCGGTGCCCAACCACTTGCTTCCGTTTTTTGTGGGCCGCCCGATATGCCTGAGGCCCTCCCAAATGCACCGTCAGAACCCCAGAATACACGTCATAAGGGATTCCCACCTCACGGAGAACCTGACCCACCTTCACCCCTGCCTGAAACCGCTCTAGGACAGCCCGGTAAATGTCGTCCCCCACCTCCCATACGACATGCCGCTCCCGCAGACCGTCCCAACTCGCCTTGTTCCCTACCGCAGTCATCATTTGGCGTGTGTCCGGGACCACCTCCGGACGGAAACGCTCATAGCGGCGTTTCCCCAGACTCTCTCGTTGCGCCCGGCAGTCCGGGCATCGCTTTTTGTGGGCCTGTTTTTTATCCGTGGTTTCCCAGAGATTTCCGCACTTTCGGCAACGAAGGGTTGCCTTGTACTCGGAACGCCACCGATGCCACCGGGCTTTTAGCTCCCGGTGGGAAACGTCCTTCCTTTGACGCAAGTGGGACGACAGGGCCCGGTAGTTCCGATTCTCCTTCCCGCAAACCTCACACAAACCAAGAAACTGCATCTTGGAGCACCTCCCACACTCTTGGTAGCAGAAGGAGAGGGGGGATGACAACCCTGCTGATATTCGACCAAACCGTTGAGCGGCCTCTCTGCTCAACCTCGTTCGGCATGGAGTCGTGTTCCGTGCCCATGGGGGCTTCGGCAGTAGAATCGACTGGGAACGGCGGAGCACCTGGCGGAACGAGATCCACCCGGTTACCCGTGGGGTCGATGACGGAAAGGATCCGGGCGTCGAGCCCGTTGATGAGCCGCTGCTCAAGCGTTGGCGGGTAGGCGTCCACGAACCGAGTCGGGGTCTGCACGATCGTCCAGCGGTTCATCGGCCACACGTACTTCTCTACGCCGTCGATTGGCACCTGATACCGAATGTCGCCTTCGTCGAGAGACCCGATGTTGAAATGCTGCTGGAGGTAAACCCCCCGGTTCGTTGGGCGTCGGACAGGGCCGACCGAGTACCGCTCATTCGTCTGTTTGACGATGAAATCCCTCATCGTCAGCACTGGGCTGGGTCCGGTCCAGACCTCCTGTGAATGCTCTTTCCGGCGGCCCCATGGCGTCTGGGAGATTTTCCGCTCGGCATCGTCCGGGGCCATGATGATGTCGAAAGGACCCTCGTAGCCGCCAACAAAACCCGTCCCAAAGCATATTTTACAGCGTTGCGAGGGTTGGCCCGCAAACTCCACAGTCATCGGGTCCAGCCCGTGCGTGCAAGGAACGCCCGCCATCCGTCGAATGAAGACCTTGGCCCGCTCGCCCCCTTGCTGAAGAATCCACTGGTTCCGGCGCACAGCTTCACGCCAGATGTAGTCGAGAGATTCAGTCTGCCCGGAGATGAGAGCAGGCGTGTAGCTCAGGGGTGTTTCCCTGTAGCCTGAGGGTGTAGTGGGGTCGATAATGACCGTGGCCAGCCGGTAGTGGATATTGGTGCCCAAGCCCGAACGGACATAATTCCGACTGGTGTGGTAGGACACCTCGACGGGGACACCCTCTGCTGGAAGCCTGGGGGCATCAATCCGTTGCCGGGCATTATCGATCTCACCCCAGTTGACGAGTGTGACCTCGCCAGTCGGGCCGAATACCGCCTCGACCGGAACCTCGTAACCGTCGATGTAGACGGTTACGTCACTCGGAGCGTTAGCTGGGGTGTTTCGTTCATAGGGGGCTTGGAGAACCGATTTCACGATCGGCTGTGACGTCTGCAATGTCCAACGTCGGTCATTGGGGGCATCACCGCGAGCCGTCCAGCCCGTATCCCAGGGGATCGCCTCCCGGTTGATCAGGATGGTCTCCGTCAGGTCGCGGTAGAACGTGCCGCCGACTGGGAACTCGTTGAGACGGAAGAAAGGGCCTCGGTCGGAGACGTCGGAACGATAGACGTTGACCCCGACGACCGTGTAGAGGCTGTTGCCCGCAAGAAGGGCCGGGTTGTCCCACCGAAGATCCAGGATTCCGAAAATGTAGGGGTTGACGACCTCGCCGTTCTGGGGTGGTAGCGGAGGAGGGTCGGGGATCCCCGGATTGTACGACGCATCAGGAGTCTGTACTCGCGGTGGTAGGTCTTCTACACCGCTCAGATCCCCATTAGGGTCGTTCTCACAGGAGGGGGAACCCATCTGGCGCTCCTTGCGTCAACCCTCCGCCGAGGGCGTGTTTGGTTTTTCCGGGAGATCCATCGCCATGATGGCACCACCTGGACCCAGTTGGAAAGGAGCACCTTGAGGGATACCCGCCTTTTGAGCTTCCTCGGACACCGCGGCTTCGATCCGAGCTTCCACCTCCGCCATGTTGGTGAGCAATCGGGCCTTACGGATTTCGCACATCCCGATCTCCTGCACCACGTCACGAGCGGCCTTCTGGAGCGACTGCATCAATGCCATTTTCTCCGGGGGCAGGTAGCCCTTGATTCGGGGGTCCTTGGGGGCCTCCTGCTCGTCGGCTTCCTCGATGGGGGTTGGGATCTCTCCGTTGTCTGTCATTTTGTCACTGTACCCTCAGACCTGACTCTCCCCTCTTTCCTAAGCCACCCAATGAAATTGACAAGGTGAACCCCTAGGCGGCTCTTGAGCTTCAGCCTCGTTGGGACAGTGAATTTGCCCGGCGAGAGCCTAAAGCTCCAATAGGAAGTCCCGTCATCGGACGTATATTCGTAGATTCTTGGAAGCACCGTCTCACCCTCAAAGCCTCTTGGGAGCTGGCATCTGCACTTGATCCTGGACTTGCCTGAACTCCTCGTACAATTGCTTCTCTTCGGGAGGGACATCAGGATCCGGGGGGTTCTGATCCCACCCCTTCTTCTCTCCGTGTTTCTTGACCGCCTTGGCCCGGCGATACTCCAACGTCTGCCTGATCGCGATGAGATCGCTGTTGATCTTCAGGAGCTTTTGGGGGGAGGCCAGGCCCGCCAGCGTTGCCGTCATCGTCGTTGTCGCCACGGCGGCTCGGGCCTCGACAATCTCCACCACGAGAATACCGTCCCCGTCCTTGTCGGCCCCGGCGTCAGTCGTAGGGGTGCTGGTGCCCGCATCCACGTCCGGGGACCGCATGGTGACCAACGAGACCGCTGACGTCGCCGTGTCGGGAAAGACAGCGTAGGAGAGGTCAGAGTCGGACCCCCTGAAAACACCCCCCGCGATTCCGAAGAGGAGGAGCGCCGACACGACCGCGATGCCGAATGTGATGTATCTCGCCACGGTATTTCCTCCTATCGGATGGGGGGTCTATTCAAGATCCCCTTGATCTCGACGAGGGTACCGTTCATGGCCTTGATTTGCTCCTCCAACCGGACCAACGCCAGGGCGTGAGGTTTCACAGCGGTCACTTCTTTTTCAAGCTGGCCGATCCGAAGCTCTTGGGTCGCCTGCTGTGAGTAGAGGTTGATCCCCCAGACCACAAGGGGCAACACCGCTGCGGCGAGCACCTTGAACAAGACGTCGAACAACTTGTTCGGGGCGGCGGTCGATGTGGCTGGTACCACGGGGGCAGAGGGGGGCGGAGTCACAGGTGTTGGATCAGGCATTGAAAGCTCCCTATCCTGCGAGGATATAGGACGACTAATCCCAAACGGGGGGCTTCGTAGGGTCTTTCACCCAGGGATCTGTTGGGTCTAACCCTCGGCACCAGAGGGAATCGAGTGACGATCAACGACTTTGAGCTTGCCTGTCTGTGAGCCTATTGGGGACTTTCCAGGTGGGGTCCGAAACCCACGGGTGATTTGCCCCCTCGCCTCGACACCATTCTGAGTCCTCAGGGGTCCAGCGGCAACGTCTTTCCCCCCGGTGCCCCCGTTTCAAAGCGTGCTCTGCTTTGAGAGCCTCTGAGCGAGTGCTGTACGGCCCGAACAACGACCGAGCGATCCAAGGTCGATGCCGGGCGGTATATTTTCCGCCCCTGCCTTTGATCCCGTTATGCTCCAAAAGCCTTCGGGCCGGGTCCGTAGTCATGCCCACATAGAAAAACCCGGGCAACTCCTTACGGGATTTGCCATACCGTTTTTGCATACTTTGGATGACATACACCCAATATGCCCTGCCCGTGTTATCGGGTAGTTTGATGTTCAAGCACAAAGTAGGGTCGCTCTCCTTGGCTTTTCGCACGCTATTCTTCTCCACTTGTTTAGCTTCGATTTCTCCCGAGTAGACGTCTGCCGTGACATCCGCTACAGAAAAATCTCGGTCATTTAGTGCGGGGGAATTGACCCCACGTTTTGTCAGGCTCCTGTGCATGTTGATGCGAAACCCGAGATTGCAGGTGGACCCGATATAAAAACACCCATCAGGGAATGTGATACGGTACACACACCACTGTTGTGCTACCCCTCTCTTGAGGCGGTTTTCCTCCTTGTGCGTTTCCCGATAGGCAGCGTTCAGCGATTTTAGCTTCGCCGCGTACTTTCGCTTATACGCAATCTGGTATGCAGCATCACAGAGTTTACACTTATTGCGTGTCCCGTCCGGGCTTCCCTTTCTCCGAGCAAAGTCGGCTCTGGGTTTGGCGATCTGACAGGAGATACACGTTTTGAGGGTAGGATCTTCAACCATGTTGCACCTCTCACGAAGGTTCAATGTGTTAGGGTAAGTGGACGTTGCAGCGCCCACTTACCCTTCCCGTATGACGCGACAACTACCCCCCAATCTCCCGAAGGAGAAGTTCCCGGATGATGTGGGACATTGAGACCCGACGCCGTTGGGCCTCAGCCTTCAACCACGCAAGAATGTCAGGGTCGAGGGTAACCCGAATGGGTTTTTTGCGTTCCATGCCTACAACATAGGCGGGGTATAGGCGGATTACCGCAGGGCAAACCCAAGAACATCAATCCAAAGGACTAGGCCCACGGGTTTTCCCGGTAGACCCCGTGGCCGGGGTTTCAAGGACTGGAGGACGTAGACCCACCAGACCGGGCCTGGGGAAGCCTCGGGTCCTTCGGCCCGCTCACCTGAGTCACCTTCACCCCGTGCCTCTTGAGATACGGCAGTCCGTTCTCCCCGAGGTACCCCTCGGAGATTACGACGACGTGGGCGATACCGGCGTGATGGATCAGCTTTGCGCAAAGAAGACACGGCTCCCCCGTGACGAACAACCAGGCCCCCTTAGATGCTACCCCCGCTGCGGCGCAATTCGCCACCACGTTCATCTCGGCGTGGTGACAGCCGCGTTCCATGCAAGTGCCTGATTTGATGGGCGGGTATGCCTCAAGTATTCGCCTCTTGGCATCTTCCGCGTCCACAGCGAGAGCATGTCGTTCCGGCAAACACTGGCCCTTGAGCCAAATTCGACGCCATCTCGTAGGCCCTTTTGGATCCGCCACTTCCAGCCGAACATCGACATCTTCGGGTTTCAACCCGTCCCGCACGCACCAGTGCCCCCCGCAAAGCTCGCCCCCACCCCGGGGACCGCCGTTGTAACCATCCATCAGGACGACGTTACGCTCTGGGTCGAGGAGCATCGCACCGAACTTCCGACGAGGGCAGTTGGATGCCTTCGCCAGCATAAGGCACTGCTCGATGCGGATACGGAGGTGTTTGTCCTTCACAAAGGATCTCTACCCCATTTTTCACTTCCCTTGCCGCCCTTTTGAGGTATTATCAATCGTGGTGGCAGGGAGTTTCGGCACTCCCCCCAGCTTCGTGACTTCCTGCCACCGCTCCCACCAAAAGAACGCCCCAAAAGGAGTAGGATCCTTAGATGGGTGACGTAAATAGCATGGGCATCCTGGTCGGAAGCTCGGCCTGCAACGCAAAGTGCCAGCTCTGTGCAGGAATCCCCCATAGGAAAGATGCCCCCAGGAAAGACTGGGTTGTCGAGGAGCCTCGGGTAGAGGAGGCAATCCGAGAGTGCTGCGAACGAGGCGCTCGATACATCTCCCTCTCCGGGAGCGGTGAACCTACCATGTCGCCGGGAGCCGTGACCAAGGTGCTCGGCATCATCAAACGGGTGGCCCCTCCCCTAGAGAAGGTTTGCCTCTACACGAACGGCATCCGCTTCGGGGCCGACAAAGGCTTCGAAGCCCTCTGGCTTCCTGCATGGAAAGGGATGGGGCTGACCGACATCCAGCTTTCGGTGCATGACTTCGACCTCGCCAAGAATGCCAAGGGGTTCGGGATTTCCTACTACCCGGACTTCGATGCCATCTTCGGCCCCCTCCGGAAGTACGGGTATCGCATCCGGGCGAACATCATGCTCCAAAAGGGGTACATTGACTCCGCCGAGAGATTCCGCACGGCCCTCCGGCACTTCCGGGGGAGGGTGGACAAAATAGTGGCTTGGCCGGTCCGGAGGGTGGGCCGGGAGGGCATCTCACCGAAAGCCCCTTCGGCGCAGATGATGGGCGAGATCAAGGAAGTGGCCTCCGGATTCGAGGATGTCGATGTCTACTGGCCCGAGGAACGCAGTGCAGGGAAGCTCACGTTGTTCCCGGACGGGTCACTCCGGGACACATGGTGCTAGGTGGCGAAGAAGACCGCGAAACCCGACGGCGCTGATCTCTACATCGTGCAGAGCGGAGTCACGGGAGCCATCAAGATCGGGCGGTCGAAGCACCCCAAGAAACGCCTCGAACAGCTCCAGACCGGCTGTCCCTACCCACTACGGCTCATCCTGGTCCTCGAAAACCAAGGGCACATAGAGAGGGATCTCCACAAGCGGTTGGAACGAGGGAAGACCAGGGGCGGCGAAGAGTGGTTCGACTACGATGTCCTGCCGGAACTTCCCGACGACATCTACTGGCAGATGGACATCGAGATGGTGGATTCTTGGTGGCAGACCTAGCCTAGAACCACCTCACGGATGGTCGGCACCTTGGCGATGTGAGGGAAAAGATCCCGGATGCTGGCGAGGGCCTTGCGGGCCTTCGGAAGCTCGGCAGGCTTCATCGAAGCATCGAGACGATCACGGAAATCCTGAACGGAACCAAGGCGCAACACGAGGGCGTCATCCACGGGAACGAATTTGGTCATCATTCCCTACCTAGTACCACCCCTAGGGGCCGCTGGCAAGACCTACCCCTTGACCTTGGCTCCTGCCTCGGTCGTGAAGTGCTCCGCCGTCATGGTCACGGTCAGAACGAGACCCCCGGGGAGATCGTAGAACGTCGCTTCCTGCTCCGCCTTGGCGAGCTTCACATCCGGGTACTTTTCCACGAACTGATCCGGCGTCATCGCCGTCGCCCCGAAGGAGTCCGGCACCAGGCCCGTCGCCCCCACGAAGAAGGCCAGCGGGGTGAAGTGCTCCGCGTAGACGGCGTCGATGGCCTTGTCCACCAGACGGCCAAGCCCTTTGATCACCTCGGCCGACTCATCCTTGTCGGCCTTCCCGGCGAGGACATCGGTGACCTTGTTCAGCCCCTTGGCGTCGAGACCCGTCAGCTTGAGCACCCTCGTGAGAGCCCCGTTCTTCCAGGTACCGAGGAAGTCCTCGTAGATGGGGTAGGTGAGGTCGTCGGTCGACGTGAGCTTCGTCCGGGCCGAGAGATTCTTGACTTCCCAGGTGCCACCCTCCCACCACATCGGGAGAGTCGGCTTGGCGACCGCCTTCCCGTCTTCCCCGGTGTACGTGAACCGTCGCTGGAGATAGGCATTCCCCGAAGCCAGGCTGGACAGATTCCGGATCTCCGGATTACCCACCTTGATCTTGTAGGACAACCGCGTGTCCACATGCCCCTTGGCGATGGCGTCATCGAGGTCCGTGTAGGTGTTCGTGGTCGGCGGCGAGAAATAGAGCGCCGGGGACAGGTGGACCTTCTTGAGGGCCTCGACCTGCTCCGGGGTGAACGCCTCGGAGACGTCCTTGGTGAGCCCGGCGACAATCTTCTGGAGGACCGTGAGCTTCGTCAGCCGCTCAAACGCCTCCGAAGGAATCGTCGAGAAGTCCTGGTCGTAGCCCACGAGAGGGAGCTTCGACAGGTCGATCTCGAACATGGTCTCCGGGTCGAAATCACCCTCGACGACACCGAGCTTCTTGAGATCCGCGAAACACCGCTTGTCCGACGTGCGGAGAGGGAGTGACCGGATGTTGATCTGGCCGTCCGAGACGATCGTGTAGTTCTTGTAGTCCTTCAGACCGAGCTTGATCCCGGCCACCTCCGAGATGACCTTGTCCGTCTCCCGGTCGATCAGGTCCACGTCCTGCACGAGCCGGATATTCGCCGTCGCCGTGTCCCGGTTCAGGTCGATCCCGGAGACGGCGACCCACTCCGTGTCTACCTTCGACTTCGTATCGACGGCGGGCCTCGTGAGAGCCCCTGTGGCGTCCCTGGTGCCCGCTACACGCTTGAGCCCCCTCCGGGTGTAGCCTTTGAGGAGGGTCGGCAGATGGACGCTCAGGGAGCCCTTGTGGGCCGCCAGAGCGGACAGGACAGAGAGCACACTCGGGCCCGCCGCCCCGATGCCGTAGTCGTCCTCCTTGATGATCGACATCGAAGTCGGGTTGAGGAGGAATCGCTCCACGTCGGCCGCCATGGCTCCGACCTCGGAGGCCACGAGGGCTCGGGTGTGGTGCCGGTACAGGTTGCTGACGCGGGTGGAGACCATGGCGTACTTCGCCACGTTGAGATTCCCCAGGGCGATGTTCACTCGACAGAAAGCCAGCATCGCATAGAAGTCGTCCTCGGGGGCCTTCTCCGCCTCATAGGTCTTCTCGTTCACCCGGAGATAACGGTAGACGGTCTTGTCGTCATCCGCCGAGAGCCCTCGGATTTTGAGCGACTCGGTTCCCCCAAGCACCTTTCCAGCCGACCTGCTCACGAAGGCGATGATGTGATTGTCCCCGATCCCCGCCTCGATGGTCGGGCAGACCTGGCCCGAGAGGAGCTTCTGCGCCTCGACGAGGGCGTCATAGACTTCCTTGGCCTTCTGCACCTGGATGCACTTGCCCGAGAGGCCGTTGGCGATGGCCGACATCAGGTTGAAGTCGCAATAGGACCGATACGCGAGGGTGTTGCAGAAGACGTTGGGGTGACCGGCGATGGCCGCGATCGTCTTCTGGATCTGCTGCCCCTCCGCATAGGGGCTCGGGTCGTTGGCGTACCCATCCGAGTGCAGGGTGATGCCGGTGATCTCGTCATCTTGGATGAGCGCCTCGGCCGCCACGAGAGCCTGGGAGATGCCGGTGAGCCCACGGACCCGGAGACTCCGGATCGCCTTCAGGTGGGGACTGTTCGGAGCCAGAACCTCCTCGACCGTGACCCGCTCGAAATGAACCTGGCAGTCACCGCTCGACGAGTAGCTGATCAAGGTGACCCGCTGGTCGGGGTCGTTGAACTCCTGAGCCGTGAACACCTTCTCGACCGTGGATTTCACGGTGTCCATGTCCGAGTACATGCTGCCGCTTGCGTCCAAAATCGCAATGTGATGGCTAGCCATCTTGGTGGGCTTCACCGTCTGCTGGCTGATGTCCTCGCTCTCGACGAGGTAGTAGGTGGTGGGGTTTCCAGTGAAATTACGGAGGGCGAACTTTGTCTTCATCTTGGGGTGTACTACCCCAACCGGACGGAAAACAACTCCGAAAAATTAGCCTTCCGCCCATTCCCCACCGAGCTGCCGGTACTCGATGGGGTGCCCGAGTTCCTCGGCGTGCTTGATCCCCCACTTCATGCCCCCAGA